CCCTCCCTTCTATATAACGAAAAAAATCGTCAAATGTTGCACCTGATTGCGAAAAAACTTTTTAATTTTGTTGATTTCTCTGTTTTGCATAAATTTCTGCTAAAATCTTCTACGGCCAAAAATCATAAAAAATGCGCCTTGTATGGCTATAACCATACCACGGGCAAAACAGCTATGGTAAAATTTATGTGTGGTAATCATCCACGTTTTTTACATGTTGCCCCAACCATCGGCAATAATAACGCAGGGTGATTGTTACGGACGAATTAATTATACTTGGGGAGCAAATTAAAAAACTTAGGACTGACAGAGGATATACAATCAGGACGTTGGCTGCTGTAACACGCATCGACAAAATGCAGATCGTAAAAATTGAAGCCGGAAGAGTGGATGTTAGGTTTACTACATTATGTCGATTGGCGTTAGCCCTGAATGTCACACTACATGAACTAATACCAATTACAGACAACCCCTTGGTCTCAATTGACAAAGCACGAGAGGAGTGATAATATAGAACAAGAACAAATGTTCTTTACGAGGGTAAAAAAGAATAAGACAGCTTATGCTTTGGCCGGCGCGGCTGTCTTATCCCCAAAAAAGCGGGACACCATAGTGTATCCGTGCCCTCATTATACAGCAGACGTGGCATAATTGCAACGTGCCGTTCGCGTTAGCACCACATCCTTACTTAAAATTTAGGGGGAACAAAACGTTGAATACTGAGGAATACAAGAAAGAAATCAAAAGGATGTTAGAAAAAATACATAATCAGAGGCAATTACAATTGATCTACAATATTGTATATATATCGTATGAAAAGTCGATGAAATGAGGTGAGCAATCATCAAAATACATTATAACCACAATTTTCTGATATAACTTTACAAAATTATCCTCCTGTGCTATTGTATTCTTAATAAAATATAGGAGGATTGACAAATGATATGTAAAAAATGTGGGAAAGAGTACGAAGGAAAGTTTTGTCCAGAATGCGGAGCGTCCATTGACGGAAACCCTCCGGCCCCCCACAAGAAAAAGAAAAAAGGGATGATTGTAGCGATTGCCGTAATTGCTTTGATTGTTGTAATCGCGATAATTGCCAATATGGGCGGCGATGACGATAAGCCCCAGGCAGTTGGCGGCGGTAGCGGTGTAGCACAAAGTGAACAAATTGGTGCTGACGCATCGAAAGTATTTGGGATTAACGAGCCTGTCAAATATAAAGGGCTTGAATTATCAGTCACTAAGGTTGAGAAATCAAACGGCGACGATTTTGACAAACCAAAAGATGGCATGGAATATGTAATTGTTACCGTTAAATACAAAAACACCGGTGATGAGAAAATCAGTTACAATCCTTATGATTTTAAAATGCTGAACAGTAAAGGACAGATCACGGACGAAGCGTTTACCACAATCGATTCAGACACTGCGCTTTCGAGCGGTGAGCTTGCACCCGGTGGCGAAATCGAAGGTACAATAGCGTTCGAGCAGCCAAAGAGGGACACTGGACTTAAATTGCAATATACAGGAAATTGGTTTAGCTCAGATGCGGATATTGAGTTTGCCATAAGCTAATCATTTAATAAGCGGAGACCCGCAATGCTGAAATTCAGCATTGCGGGTCTTTTTTTTTGTCCTCAACCAATTTACGCGCGATTTCCTCTAATTTGCTCCACTCTTCTAAACTAAGTTTGCCAAACAACTTAAACACCCGCCGCGCAAAGTCGCTCTCTCCGAACATTACACGATCAACGGCGCGGGCAAACTCCATGTCGTCGTTTTCGAACATTTCGCCGTGACCTTCAATGAGCCAGACTTTGTTTACATTGAATTCTCGGCAAATAGAATTGACGACGGTGTCAAGAGGGGTTCTGGCCCCAGATTCATAGCTGGCTATGCTCCCTTGTTTTACGCCAATTCGTTCGCCAAACTCCGTTTGGTTTAGCCCTAAACTCTTGCGTAACTCTTTTATACGATTATTCATGGTCACCATCCTTTATGACCACTATACCACACAATTTATATCGATGCAATATTTTTTATGAAAAAACCATTGACTTATTTGCTACGACGATGTAATATATTATTGCAACGATGTAATTTGGAGGTGAAACCAATGTCATTACCAGTAAACGCCGAGACCGCCGCAAAGATCAACGCGATGGAACACGTCGCGAAACTCTACAAGAAGGCAGACGGCGAAAAGAAGGGATTTGTTCTGGCGTATATGGATATCCTCGAAAAAATACTGATGGACGATGGCCGCTCACCGAAGTCTGCGTAACCCGCCTGTGAGCCCAGAAGAGAAAGGAGACCACGATGGCACAATCACCCTTTGAAATACCATCCCCCGTGCTGGAAAAACTCGGCGAACTCAACGAAATTGTAAAGGATCATCCCGTATACATCCCCCCGCAGGTTGCGGCCAAGTTTTTGGGTATGAATCCTGCGACGCTGATTGCCAGCATCCAAGCAAGGCAATGCCCGTTTGCATTTGGCTATCAAAAAACGTTGCATTCGAACGCTACAAACAAAATTCCGTCCGCTACATTTTATCTCTGGTACACGCAGGGCTGGATGTTAAAAATGTACGATGCAGAAAAAAGCACTGCATAAAAGAAAGGATATTGGGAAAATGACTGCCAAACGCAAAGTTAAGTTCAAGCCCTGCAAAGGCTGCGCACACTACCGTTCGGAAACCGGATCGCGCGGAGGAAAAGAAATCTGCCATTACATCCTTGATGCAGGCGAGCCACGCGGATGCTTGCCAGAGAATTGTAATAAGCGGATCACTCGGCTGCCACCGCGCCCAATCCCCGTCTCTCAAACAAAAGTTGAAGAATACTACCTGCGCCGCGCAAAGCTATGTGGAAACAAAGAACGCGCGATCTTTGCGCAGAAGCGATAAGAGGTACCTATGAAACAATATAAAGTAACAATCACCAACGGCGATTACCCATTATCCTACACCTGTGACACGATCGCGGATGCATACGATTGCCTGCGGACATTTTGGTGCAGATACAAGATGCCGGCCTTAGACCTTGATCTGGACGGTCTCATGGAGACGCTAGTGCGGATGCGTGGCGGCGCGCTGCTTGGAGGCGAGTGCAGCGTTTACTCGATCACCGTGCTTGAGGAGGCAGAGCGTGATGCCGATTTGGATTGAGGCCATCCTCGGGTTACTGGCCATCACCCCTTGCGTCGCAGCGTGGAAGACGCTGCCAAAATTTGAAGCCGTGGATGGGGAAATCGAATTGATTGAAGAAAGGAAGTGAAAGCCCATGAAAAAATATCAGTTGGGCGCGCTGACCATTAGCGACAAGGACTTGCAGGACACAAAAAAAGAAATCGTTATCGAATTGATCGACCGTATGCAAAGGTATGTCGCGGAAGGCAAAGCGGCATACGAAAACGGAAGTTACACGAACGAGCAAAAATTAAACGTGATCGAATGCCTTTGCGGCCACTTTTGCGGGCTTTCGGAGTTCTTGAAGATCACGATGGGAGTTGACGTGCGAAGGGCGGACGGATTTCTTTACACGCAGGAAATGTATAACCGATTTCACTACTGGAAAATGAATCTTAAAATCGAGATCGCGAAAGAACAGGAAACGGTAAGTGATGATGGGCATGAGCAACAAAACTAGAAATACAATCACGCATGCTACCGCGCTCGCAAAAAGAACGCCGCCCCCTGACAGTAAAAAAGAAAGGGTAACCAATGAAGAAACCTAAAAAGAAGCCATGTGCAGTGTGTGCGCACTACCGAACCGCGAGCGGGAACGGGCAATTTTCAGAAAGGAGAAGATTTGGAATGCTGAATGCGAGAAAATTGCCGGAGCCGTGGGCTCCTCCGGCACCGCAGGAAATCTATGTGCAATACCTCGGCCCGACCAGCTGGAAGCTGATGGGCCGCAAATACCGGAGGGATGAATCCGATACGCTGACATTAATTGCTACCCTATCGGCAGTTGGGCCGGTTACCGCACAGGCTGCCCACCAGGAGGCAATACGCCTTGCCCGGAGCTATGTCCGGCGTGGGACGGCAGACAGTGTGGTGGTATCCGCCGCCCGGTCGGCCAATGTGCAGCACATCCACATCTACGTCAGGAGCACGCTGTGCCCGGAGGCATCATGACCTGCCCGGTATGCAACGGCAGGCCCGCTGGAGCACAGGTATGGGTACATTGCCCCAAAGCCCAGACTGCGATCTGCATGGATCACTGCTATAACGGATGTCGGTATCATGATACCACCGCGAGTGTCGGTCACTGCAAATACCGCGCCTGTGCGTTGGACAAGCGCAAAGTATTGGATGCTGTGCTCGACGATGGGGAGGAGGATCACTCATGCGCGTGATATGGAGCTTTTGCCGCGGCGCGCTTGCCCTACTGGAGGATGCGCCACAGCCAGGCGAATCGGATTACAGGGAAAAACCTCCAGTCTACCTTGCTGTCAAAGGCTGCCGCGCGTCTGCGGCGATCCCAGGAATATATCAATACGATACATTGTTAGAGCGGTCGGAGAACCTATTGATCGCCTGGAACCGCCTCGAAAGCGCGTGGGAAGGCGCGATGCGCCGGAAGATCGGGGACGAACTGGAGCGGCAGGGGCGTAATCGATACACCGGAGAAAAAACATCGAGAGGAGTATAACCATGGCATTTGAACAGAAGGACGAGCTTTACCGGGTGATCGTTAGGGATCCGAAACTCTCTCCGGAGGAACTGGCGAAGCATCACAAAGATCTATCCACAGCGGAGACTGAGCTATATGTGAAAGCGTATGCGGCCCTGGATGGCGCGGAGATCATCGTCAAAAAGTGCCCAGATGGTACATATTGCATCTGGGACTGGACCGAAAACGTCGATGCGCAGGTTCGCGACGCTTACTATGCAATTGAGCAAGACCGGGTATTTGGCGCATATTGCGGCGCCCGAGAAAGCTTTGAAAGGGCATGGGAAGAAGGCTGGGCGATCAAAACCGAAATCACGCTTGCAGAGGAATTCTTCGAGATCATCGAAAAACTTTGAGAAAGAAGGAACAACCATGCTCACCGAAGAAGCTGCCATCAAACTGATCCTCCAAGAACTCGGCGCATCGCCCAATGCACTCCGAGCGACTTTGGTACACAATGGTGAGATCAAAATGTATCTTGTCCATATGGGGCACTATGACGTCAAAGTTACCGCATGCGATGAAGAAACCTTGCTCATGACCATTTGGCGCAGCGGCCAAAGCATCAGCACCTATCACAATGCACAAACCCTGAGAGAGGAGAAAACCCGCACACAGATCGAGCGCCGGACCGCATATGCAGAAGCTGTCCGCAATGCAATCTTAGAAATGGGTTTGGAAGGCTGCCGGGAATTGATCGACGCCTGGCAGGATTTCTGCCGAGATGAACATGCGGTAAATACCAAAAATAACAATACATAAAAAATGGTCTGATCTCAGCAGCCACTGAGATCAGACCTCATAAACCAGCAGAGCTTCCCGCCCAAACCTTACATATAAAGTATAGCATTTTTGTGGCGGGAAGTCAATTTTTTTCGGGCGCCTTCGGGCGCCAATGCGGCTTGCTCACAGTATTAACACTCCGACGTGAGCGCGACAGAAAGAAGGGACGGAGCTCGCCATGTACCTACAGAAAACCTACCGGGCCGGAAGGACGATTGAAGTGCAAAAACTTGCCATCCGAAAGCATCCAAGGGGCGCACGGCAGAAGCGGCACAGGCCCACGCCGGAAGCAATGGCGGCATACAACAAAAAGCTTGCCGAGCGGGAATTGACCCGGCTACTCAATGAAAATTTCGGCCTGGGCGATCTGAGCATTATGGGAACTTATCGCAAAGCGGAACGCCCCACGCCAGAACAGGCAAAGAAAGATCGAGAGAAGTTTTTGCGCAAACTCCGAGAATATTTTCGGCGGCGTGGAGATGAACTGAGGTATGTGGCGGTGACCGCCTACGGGGAACGAGGCGCAATCCATCATCACTTTGTCATCAGCGGGCTGGATTATCGGGATTTACAATCCATGTGGCCGCATGGCCGAGTGATCGTATCGCCCTTGGATGAAACGGGCAATTACTGGAGGCTCGCATATTACTACGTCAACCAGTTGCATACATCTCCTCTGACAGGAGAGGAAATCAAGGGGAAGCGGTGGAGTTGCAGCAAAAACCTGCGCCGCCCTCCCCCGAAAACAGAGGTCAGAGAGGCGAGGACGTGGCGGGAAGAGCCAAAGCCAATCAAAGGATACTACATAGACCCGGATAGTATCGAGAGCGGGATATGCCCGCTGACCGGGGAGCCGTACCAGTTTTACAGAATGGTGATGCTCATACCGGGCAGGCAAGGAAAAGAAAGGATGAGGAGGAATCAATGACCATCTTTGACCACATGACCACAGCCGAATACCGCGCTTATCTCCAAAACATTGAGAGCGGGCAGCATGAACCCTCCGAAGAAATTGGAGAGTTACCCTCCTCCCATTTTGGGCGCATGAGCGCCGCCGAATACCAAGCGATGCCCCATCCCCAAAAGCAGCCCGCCCAGAAAAGCGCACCACAAAAGAAACCTACCCTGCCCATCCCGACCGAAAGCGAAGAGCAACAGGCTGTGATGAAATGGGCAGAAGCGGCGAGCGGGAAATGGCCGGAGTTGCGGCTACTCTACCATGTGCCGAATGAGGGCCGGCGCAGTATGGCCACCGGTGGGCGGTTGCGTGCAGAAGGGCTAAAAAGCGGCGTGCCGGATCTCTGCTTGCCGTCGGCACACGGAGAATATCACGGCCTGTATATCGAGATGAAACGCACAAAAGGAGGCAGGGCGACCCCGGAGCAAAAGGAATGGCTGGAGATGCTGGAGGAGGAAGGCTACAAAACGGAGATTTGTAATGGCGCGGATGCAGCGATTAAAGCTATTGGAACGTATCTCTCCATGCCGAAACAAAAATAGCTCGAATATCGAGCTGACAGAAACCATTTGGATGAACTTTGAATATCAATTGAGATTTTAATAACAGCGTCCGGCCCGATCACCCGGACGGAAAGCCCCGGGGCCTCTGGAATGGAGGCAATATGAAGCATATAGGAATCCATGATGCAGAGCAAGAGTATATGAAACACAATGCGGTGCAAAAAGAATTTGCGCAACGATATGTATTTAGCGGACGCTACCGGAAAGAAAGCTGGAAGGAATACCTTGATAGGCACACAAACATGGAGGCAGAAAATGGATTTTGAGAAAAAATCAATCGAACGTTTACAGCTTGGCTCGCGAATAAGCCTTGCGCATTATCAAAAGCCGCTATTACTCACCTACAGCGGCGGGAAAGACAGCGACGTATGCTTAGAATTGGCACAGAGAGCGGGAATACCGTTTGAAGTATGCCACTCCCTCACGACAGCCGACGCGCCACAAACGATCCAACACGTCAAAGCCAAATTTAAAGCGTTGGAACTCAAAGGAATCCACTGTGAAATGATTTATCCAGTCTATCAAGGGAAAAGGACCTCAATGTGGCGTCTGATCGAAGAAAATTTTATGCCGCCGACAAGGGTTGTGCGATATTGCTGCGCAGTGCTTAAAGAAACGGCGGGAGACCATCGCGCCATCATAACCGGCGTGCGGTGGGACGAAAGCAACGCCCGTAGTAATCGCGGAGAATTTGAAGTGATTGGCGCAAAAAAATGCCGCGTCTCTATAATGCCTCGAGAAGAATACGAACAGATTTATCTTAGCGACGAGCTATATCTAAACAACGACAATGACGCTCGCCGTAAATGGATGGAAAACTGCATGAAGCAGCGAAAAACCACATGTAACCCCATCATCGATTGGCCCAATCATGTTTTATGGGGCTACATCCACGCGGAGCGTATCGACACCAACCCGTTATATCAATGCGGATTTTCCCGCGTTGGCTGCATCGGCTGCCCAATGGTAGGGGATAGGCGATATTTCGAATTTCAACAGTTTCCCAAATATGAAATGATGTACAAACACGCTTTCGCGAAAATGTTAGAACGGCATAAGCCCAGGCTGAAAGACAACGCCACATGGAAAACCGCAGATGACGTTTGGAACTGGTGGATGAATGATAAAAATCTGGATGAGCAGATAGAGATAGGCGATGTATGAAACACTTGACGCATCTGTCCCTCTTCTCCGGAATTGGAGGGCTTGACCTGGCAGCCGAGCGGGCCGGCTTCCGCACGGTTGGACAATGCGAATTTGCGGACTATCCGTATCAGGTGCTGTGCCGGCATTGGCCGGATGTGCCCAAGTGGCGGGATATATGCACGCTGAGTGGAGGCGATTTTTATGACCGAACAGGGCTGCGAACAGTTGACGTTCTTTCAGGCGGGTTCCCCTGTCAACCGTTCTCCGTCGCCGGGAAGCGAAGAGGCACGGAGGATGACCGTTACCTCTGGCCGGAAAT